ATTCAACTGGTCACGCCTGTGACCAGGAACAAACATTCCAACCCCTTTCGGCTGAAGCCGTGAGGGGTTTAATCATAAGGAGCTAAAAATGGTCCTCAATCTTGGCACGGAGATCCCGTCCACTCCGGCGGACGGCAAGGTCAACACGATCTGGGTGCCGTCCATCAAGGACATCAACCATCCGACCGCCGCCGAGATCTCGAACGGCACCGATCTGTCCAACTATGTGACCCTGGGCGGCTGGAGCTGCTCTCCGTCGCAGGACACGATCAGTGACCAGCGCGAGAACAGCTCGATGGATTATGAGAATCCTGGCCGCAAGAAGATCTCCGGCCCGTCCGTCGAGGTCATCGACAACACCAACACGGAGCACTCGAATCAGAACGCGGCCATGGAAACCCTCAAGGAGGGCGCCGAAGGCTACTTCGTCCGCCGCTACGGCAAGGACACCGACAGCACCTTCGTCACCGGCGACATCGTCAACGTCTACTCGGCGCGCATCGGCATGAGCGCCAAGGACGCCATCGCCGCGAACACCGTGCTCCGCAGCAAGGTCAACTTCACCGTCAAGGCCCCCGGCTGGGCCGAGAACGTGAAGGTCGCCTGAACCGATCTTCCCGCGCCGGATTTTTCGTCCCTTTCGCCGGCGCGGGAACCCCTTGACAAGCCACGGCAAAGGAACGACACCACTCTCAGCGCAAAGGAACGAACATGCTCAAAGTGACACGCAAGACCAAGCAGGTCGAAATCATCCTCGACCAGGAACTCGCCGAACGCATCGCCGCGCTCGGGGACCAGCTCTCCCGCGAGCTGACCGCCGAACAGGTCACCGAAGCCGGAACCAACACCGCGGCAAAACGCACCGCGAAACGCATAGAAGAACTCAAAAACCAAGCCAAAGACAGCACGCTCACCCTGACCCTGCGCGCCATGCCGGTCAGCAAGTGGGCGCAGACGCTCGCCGCCAACACCGTCACCGCAGGCAACGCCGCGGGCACACGCGACATGTTCGGCACCGCGGCCGACGCCCTGCCGCAGATGCTCGAATCCGCCAACATAGGCGGCAAGCCCGCGGATCCAGCCGACCTCACCAAGGACGCGCTCCGCGAACTCTTCGACCAGCTCACCGACGGCCAATTCACGCCGATCTGGCAGGCCATCGCCGAACTCAACGGAACCGCCGCAGACCCAAAAGCCGCATTCGACCTAGCCTCGAAAGTGCTCCACAGCTAGTCAAGGACCTCAGACTCTGCCGACAACTCGGCATCAGCTACAAACGCTGGATGGGGTGGGAACCCACATACGAGGTCCTGCGCGACAGCCGCAAACGCATCATCGGCTACCGCCCAGAAGTCGAATGGGATGAGACCGAACGCGAATGGATGCGCGCCCTCGCCGACTACGAGGCGGGGCTGTGCCCGCTGTGCGGACTGCCCCGCAGCGTCTGCCAGACGCCGGAGGCCGAATTCGGCCTGCACGCGGACGTCAGCATCTGCTGGGCCACGGCGCACATGCAGGAATCGATGCGCCAATGGCAGGACTCGAACAAGACCAGTCCGGCGCGCAACGCGCTGGTGGCGCACCTCACTGACTGACACGAAGGAGGATTCATGGCCGCGAACCAGAACATCGTCATCCGACTGATGGCCGACACCGCCTCCTACGAGGCGTCCATGACCCGCGCGGGCAGCACCGCGCGCAGCGTCGCGTCCGGCATGGAGAACACCGGCCGCAAGAGCGCGCTCGTCACCAGCGGCCTGACCGCCGCCGGACTGGCCGCCGCCGCGTTCGGCGTCGCATCCATCAAGATGGCCGCAGACTTCGACGAACAAATGTCGACCGTGCAGGCCAACTCCGGCGCCACCACGGCACAGCTCGGCCAACTCCGCGAAGCCGCCCTGCAGGCCGGCGCCTCCACCGTCTACACGGCGTCGGAATCCGCCGGCGCCATCAACGATTTGGCCAAGGCCGGCATGAGCGTATCCGACATCCTCTCCGGCGGTTTGACCGCATCATTGAATCTGGCCGCCGCGGGACAGATGGACGTGGGCGACGCCGCGGAATACATGTCGCAGGCCTTGACGATGTTTCACCTGTCCGGCAAGGACGCCACGTCCACCGCCGACGCCTTGGCCGCCGGCGCGGACAAGGCCGTGGGCGACGTGAGCGACTTCGGCGAAGCACTCAACAACTGCGGCGTCATGGCGAACTCGTTTGGCATGAATTTGCAGGAGACCGTCGGCATACTCGGACTCTTCGCCCAGAACGGCATCGTCGGCGCCGAGGCCGGCACACAGCTCAACTCCATGCTCATGCGACTCGCGCACCCTGCAAGCGACGCCGAAGGCACCATGAAAGAACTCGGCATCAGCACCCACGACGCCTCCGGCAAATTCGTCGGCATGGCCAACCTCGCCGGCCAGCTGCACGACAAGCTCGGCAGCCTCACCGACCAGCAACGCCAGCAGGCCGAGGCCACCATCTTCGGCTCGTATGCCATCAAGGGCGCCGGCATCATCATGGACGCCGGAAAGAAGGGCGTCGAGGACTGGACCAAGGCCGTCTCCGACAGCGGCTTCGCCGCGCAGCAGGCGTCCAACAAGACCAACAATCTCAAGGGCGACCTCAAGATGCTGGAGTCCGCCACCCAGTCCGCCATGACCAAGATCGGCGAGGGTGCGCAGGGGCCGCTCCGCAAGCTCACGCAAGGCCTGACCGACCTCATCACCGGCTTCGGTGATCTGCCGGCCGGCGTGCAGCAGGCCATCGTCGTCATGACCGCCCTGTCCGGCATCATGCTCGGCGTCCACAAGGCCGCCAGCAGCCTCAACGGCAGCACCAGCACCATGGCCAACAACATCGGCCTGGCCATCGACCCGATCCAACGCGTCAAGACCGCGCTCAGCTCCGCACAGACCGCCTTCGAAATGTTCCGCGCGAGCGGCCTGAGCGCGCAGGAACAACTCGAACGGTTCGGCACCGCCGAAGACTCCGCCACACTCCGCTCCAAAGGATTCCACAATGTCGCCGACGGACTCATCTCGCTCATGGGAGGCCCGTGGGGCATCGCCCTCGGCATAGCCACCACCGCACTCACCGGATTCATGACCGCGGCCCAGAACACCAAACAGGCCGTGCAGGAAGTGCAGTCCGCCGCGGCCAGCGGCGCCAGCGCCATCCACGAGGCGCTGGTCAACCAACTGCAGAACATGGACGTCGGCACATTCCACGGCGAACCGGGATGGCTCAGCGCAATCGAGCAGGGGATCACCGGCTCGAAGAAACTGACCGACGTGATGAGTGAGGCCGGCATCAGCATCACCACTATGACCAAGGCCGCCGAAGGCAACAAGTCCGCCATCAGACAGGTCAACGACGCGGCCGACAAACTCGGCTCCAGCCTCGGCAGCGGATCACACAAGGCCACCGCGCTGCGCGACGGCTTGTCGGCCCTGACCACCGCCTACCAGCAGGGGACGAAGGGAGCCAAGGACAAATCCAAGGCACTGGACGAACTCGACAGCAAGGCAAGCGGCGCCGCGTCTTCGACGAAACAGGCCGCCAGCGCGACCAAGGAACTCGGCAGCAATGCCCAGGACGCCTCCGAGGAGATCGACGGACTTGTCAAATCGCTGTTCGGGCTCGAATCCAACAACCTCACCGCCGACGAGGCCGTGGATCAGCTCAACCAGAAGATCGGCCAGCTGTCCGACACCTGCAAGGACAACGGCGTGGTCTTCGACCAGAACGGTAACCTGCTCGACAAATTCAGTGAGAAGGGCACCAAGACCAGGCAGGCCCTCGAGGACATCGCCAGCAGCGCCCAGAACGCAGCCGAGAAGATCCTCAAGCAAGGCGAGAACACCAACTTTACGAATGGTGAGATCGACCGGGCGAATGGCGTGCTCGCCGACGCCCGCGAAGCCCTCATCAGGCAGGCCGAGGCATCCGGCATGGGCGAGAAGGCCGCCAACGACCTCGCCGACCGCTGGGGGCTGAGCTCCGACAGTGTCAAGGCCGCGATTGAGAGCATCAAGTTGACCTCGGACAACAGCAAGGCGAAGCTCGACGTCGACGACTCCAAGGCCAAGAAGAAGACCAAGGACGCCAAGACAAACCTCGACCGCTTCGGCCAGACGATCAAGAAGGCCAAGCTCGAGGCCGAAGCCAAGAAGGCCACCGCCAGCGCCAAGAAGGCGCAGAAGATGATGGACGACTTCGGCAAGACGCACGTCAAGGCCACGCTGGACGCGAAGGACAACGCGTCCAAGAAGACCAAGACCGCATCGTCGAACGTCAGCAAGTTCAACGGCAAGAAGGGGACG